TTCGCGAGCGGTGTACAGTGCGTAAAACGAACAAAGGCCACGTTTCGGAAAAGGTAGATAGTGAGCTGTTTAATGCGGCTTTAATTAAAGAAGCAACAGCGGCTTTAGAGGTTGTGAAAAAGGACAAAGAAGGAACTGAGCATTCTGTACAGCTTTCAGGCTGGGGAGATGATCGTTTAGTGAGTCGTTTGAAATTGTCTGGCGGCGAGGAAGCGGTTCGTCGTTTGCTTTTGGCAGGGGAACTAGATGCAGTAGGTGACAAGGTGCTCGAAATTTCCGGCTTTGGGGTTAACATCGAAGACTTAAAAAACTAATGGACTCCGGTGGGGAGACGGCGCTTATGTTCCATTTGTGGAATCGGCATCATCTTCGCCCGGGGGTGTATTGGTCGTTGTCTAAAGGGGAACGCAAGCTATTACGCGCTTTTTCAGAAAAAGAGCTAGAGTTAGTTACAGGTTCAGGAGAGAAGCGATAAAGCAAACAAGCTTGCTTGATAGGGTAGGTTCTTAATGAAGCAGTAAATGTAATGAATGCTATTAAATGCAAGTGAATGAGTATGGAGGAATTACGGAATTAGAAAAAGACTTAGCAAATCTCTTTTTGATGTAAGTCTAGAAAGGAGGAGATTATGGCTAAACAAAATGAAGTTGAAGTCAACACAGATAAAAGTGTCCGCCAGCTAGATAAACTTGAAAAAAAGCTAAGCCGTGTGGATAGTTTGTTTGAACGTGCGCAGCGGCGAGGTTCTGCTTTAGGCAAAATGGCTATTGCGCCTACGCTTGCACTTAATGATAAGCTGTCCGATCATTTGACTAGGATTGAAAATCGGTTACAAGGTCTTAATCGAACAACGATTTCTCCTAGTCTTCATATTGCGGATAAGGCTACAGCAGAAATTGCAGGTGTGTCGGCTTATTTAAAGACAGTCACTGAAACAAAATGGATGATTAATTTTGAAGCTATAAGTTGGGGAAAGCTGTTTTCGGGTAGTTTTTCAGATTGGTTAAAGGGCCAAAATCTAATGACCTCCATAAAAGAACAATTAAGCAATCCTGAGGTGTTTCAGGAATCCGGTACACTGGCAGGGCAACAGTTTTTCCAATCATTTCTTGAGGCGATCGATCCTGAGCAGATTGCAGAAAAGTTTAAAGAGCTCGAATTAAATGCGAATGTAAATTTAAGTGGGGGTTCTGATTCAGGTTCTAGTAGTGCTTGGAGTATAACTAGGGATTTTGTCCTGGATGTTGCAAAAGGCGCGCTTTCAAATTTATTATCAGATGGAGCATTAAAAGGAGCGTCAAAATTTAGAAAATATAGAAAAAAGAAACGCGAAGAAAAGAAACTTGCAAAAGATAATCCTGCTAGTGATAGTGGTAATAAGAAGGATAAAGGAAGAATAGAAAGGCGTAAAGATATTGAACATAAAAAAACGCCACCTTCTAAACCTGAAAAATCTTGGCTTTCCCAAACGAAAGATAATTTTAAAGAATGGACAGATAAAATACTAGGAAAAAAAGAAAATAAAAATATTGAAAAAATTAAAACAGAGAAATTCTCATGGAAACCAGTTCCTGATCTTAAAAAAGGGATTGATTATAAAGGGGATAAATTCAAGCCGATTTCTAGTTTAAGTAAAGATGTACAAATTACTAAATTTTTAAAAGGCAATGCACTTGGTATTATGATGGATGCTGCCACTATTATAAGCGCTGATTCTGGAAAGTCACGCTCAAAAGCGATAGGAGGCTCTATTTTATCTACAGTAGGTGCAGGAGCGGGAGGGTTTCTTGGAAGCTTATTTTTTCCTGGTGGAGGGACAATTGCTGGTTCAATAATAGGTGCAAATTTAGGTTCTGATTTAGGTGAATTTTTAGGTGGAACAGTACACGATTTAATTTATGGTAAAGATTCATCATCGATTTCAAACATGCCCAATTCACCGTGGATTAAAAATGTTGAACAGAGCAAACTTTTTCAAGCTGTAGAAAACAGAATTCTAGCTTCTGGCGGAAGAGGTGGTGCTGTAGCTACTGGAATATTACCAACCCTAATATCTTCTACACCACCTGCACCAGCAGGCAATATTGGTATTCCAGGAATTGGCTCATCTACTAGAGTGCCTCCTGTACCTTTTGGATTTGTTCCCACACCTCCTACACCAATCACCCCCATAGCTACAATGCAGAAACAACCTGAGGTGCAAAAGCAAATCCTTGATCCAACGATCCAAGTGAACTTACCAGTGGGGGCGGTACAGCTTACCGTAAATCAGCCTGAGCTAAATTATGATCAAATTGCTAGTGTTGTAGGGACGAAAATTACAAGCTCTGTTCAGCTAGCATGGCAAAATACGAAGTTGAGATGAGGAATGGAATATGGAGTTTATTTTAAAAGATTCCTCTGGTGTTGATTTTAAATTTCCTGTAAATCCGGAGGAAGTGAGTATTACAAGAGGCAAAGATGTAGAGACGATGAACATTCTTTCTCTTGGCGAGTATGATTTCCCGGGAGGGGAGAAGGTGAAGGAAATCGCCTTCTCTTCTTTTTTTCCACTTCACTATAATAAAAGCTATTGTGCCTATGAAAATTTTCCAGATCCCAAAACAGCGATGGATCAACTTACTGCGATGATGAGTAAAGGAGAGCCGCTAAGATTGCTTATCGCAGGAGAAAACTCCAAGCTGTTGAATGCACTTGTCATACTTTCAGCTCATAACAATTCGTTTCGAGGTGGGGAGCCTGGCGATATTTATTTTGATATCGTGGCGCGTACTTGGCGTAAGCCTAAAATGCACACGAAGGCAGGAACAGTTTCAACTGCAAGCAAAACAGGTGCAAGCTCAAAAGCTAAGGATTCACGTAGTGATACGCGTAAAAAGTCGGTCACTTATGTCGTGAAGTCAGGAGATAGCTTATCCAAAATTGCAAAGCGGGAGCTTGGCTCTAGCTCTAAGTGGCAGGCCATTTACAAGCTTAATAAGGCAACGATTGGTGCAGACCCTAACAAAATTAAGGTTGGACAAAAGCTGGTGATGCCAACATGAGTTACGAGGTTGTCTTAGACAATAAGCATTATTTAAGAGAACTCATTGAGAGTATTTCACTTAAGGATTCTTTAGAGCAAATATCATATGAAGCGACCATTCAGTTAAAAGTGCCTACTGAGGGAATACAAATTGAACCAGGACAAAGTATTCGAGTTAGCGGCGTTCCGTATGATGGTAGCAATATGGTGTATTTGCTTCATCCTGGGGTGGTCTGGGATTTGAGCAGTAATACAAGAGGTAGTAAGCATATTACTATCGTTGCTTATGATCGCACCATCTATTTGACGAAATCAGAGGATGAATATTTTTTCAAAGCGGGAAGTACAGCAAGCCAACGTTTAAAAAAGTATGCGACAGACTGGAACATTAAATTAGGGGACATTCCTAGTATTTCAACGAAGCTAAGTAAAGCAACACATCGCGCCCAACCTATTTACAACATGATTACACAAGACCTACAAGAAACCGTCAAGGCAGGTGGAGAGATGTATATTCCACGCATGACGCCAGCAGGTTTAGAGCTCTTCAAAATCGGAAGCAACAAAACGGTATGGAAGCTAGAAGCGATAGAGGAAGTAACACAGGTGCGTACTCTTGAAGGGGCAGTCACGAAGGTAAAGGTCATTGGGAATAGTGAAAATGGGAAGTCAGGTGCTGATTCACCTTCCCCAGTGTTAGCAATTGCGTCCTCACCCGATATTCCTAAGCTAGGTACATTACAAAAAATTGTACAAAACGAAGAAACAAAAACCACCGCTGCTGCCAAAAAACTAGCACAATCCATGCTGACGGGCGTCATTGAAACCTTTACGGTTCGTGCAATGGACATTAATACGATGCGCGCAGGTGATCTTGTACATTTTAATGGCTTGAAGCTCATTGTGACTTCAATTACGCATGAGTTAGATGATCCAGGGCATATGTCGCTAGAGTTAGCATCGAAGGACTTTGTAAAAAGGAGGTATTTTTTAAATCATGGCTGATGATCCTTATGTATCTTTTGCCTCCTCCTTAAAGCAACAAATTTCTGGGCATGCCCAGCAGATGATGTTAGGAACAGGGGCGGAGCTAGGCACAATCACAGCAACTGGGCTCAAATTGGACCAATTTAAGCATGAAATTCAGGATTATTATGTTGCAGATTTTAACGTGACTTTAGCGATGCCCGCCTATACACAAAGTGGCAAAATCAAGGTAGACGCTGATCGTCCTGACAGCGAGACATTAGGCTCTGGGACGGGAAAGATGAGCTATGAGATTGAAGCTGGTGAGATTCCAAAGGTAGGCATGAGCCTAGCTAAAGGTTTAGTAGCTGGGGACAGAGTGGTTGTATTACAGCTTAATGGAGGGCAAGATGCCGTTGTATTATGCAAGGTGGTGAGTGCAGGTGGCTGAACTTTTTCCAAATGATGTCGTTTGGGCTGAAAGTAGCGGAAGTGGCAATGAGCTGAGAGAAATAGATGGTGATGATTTGCTGTCTTCATCCAGTGATGCTGCTACTGAGCAGTTTGGGCGAAGCTGGCAGTTTGATTTTGAGCAAGGAGATTTTATTTTCACAAATACAAAACGGATTGCGGTCGCAGATGAGCTGGAGGCTTGGAAGGTGTGGTGCATGAAGGCATTGAATACGCCTAGATACCGACATTTGGTGTATTCCAATGACTATGGACAGCAATACGATGAATTAATTGGTAGAGCATACAGTAAGCCAGCGCTTGAATCCGAAATTGAACGGATGACAACGGAAGCGTTAATGGTAGACCCTAGAACCGCTGAGGTGGATCAATTCCAGTTTGATTGGTCGGAAGGTGTGTGCCATTTTAGCTGTGTCGTCACAAGTGTAAGGCAGGAGAGCAATAGGCTGGAAAGGAGTGTGTCGTTCTAATGGCAGAGTTGCCGCTTTATTTACAGGAGCAAACAGAAGAACAAATTATGCAGCGAATGCTGGATAAAGTGCCTTCGGATATTGATAAATCTGAAGGTTCTTTTATTTGGGATGCGGAGGCGCCAGTGGCGTTTGCGTTATCTGAAGCTGCATTTTGGGCGCAGCAGGTGTTAGCGCGTGGGTTTGCAAGCACAACGTATGGCGAATATTTGGACTATCGTGTGGCAGAGCATGGCGTAAGTCGTCGTGGTGCTGTTGCTGCTAGTGGTGGGATTACGTTTACAGGTACTTCAGGGCAGGTTGTACCTAAGGGAACGATCTTAGCGACGCTTGCCGACGAATGGACTGGAGAAGCTAGCATCGAGTATGTCACTAATAGTGATGTCACCTTAAATGCGGAAGGTATTGGCAAGGTGGGGGCAACTGCTTTGGTAGCAGGGAAGCAAGGGAATGTCCCTAGTGGTGTAATTACAATTATGTCCACCCCAATTCAGGGTATTTCAAAGATTACGAATGAAAAAGAGTTCAGTGGTGGCGCAGATGTTGAGTCGGACGAGGCGCTGCTAGAGCGTTTTTATGCTAGAGTGCGTAATCAAGGCACAAGTGGGAACAAAGCACATTATACGCTTTGGGCAACTGAAATTGCTGGTGTTGGGGGTGTACAGGTCAAGCCTTTGTGGCAAGGTGCTGGCACAGTAGGTATTTATGTCATTGATACTGAAAAACGTGCAGCTAATGCAGACATTGTGCAAGCCGTTCAGACGTATATTGATCCCACGCAGGATGGGCAAGGGCAAGGCATGGCCCCAGCAGGAGCAATTACAACGGTTATGCCCGCTCAGGAGGTGCCGATTAACATTTCGGTACAGCTTACTTTGGCGAAGGAGGCGACCCTAGACGAGGTTAAAGAACTCATTCAAAAAGGAGTAACGAGCTACCTCAAGCAGCTAGCCTTTCAAGATAGTTTAGTGCGGATTACCCGTATTGCCGCTGTTTTGCTAGATATTCCGCCGATCACAGACTATTCAGGTCTAACCGTAAATGGCTCCACAGACAGCAACATGGAAATCCCATTTGGTCAGGTGGCGGTGCTTGGCGAGGTGAATGTGCATGAATGAAGTCGTGAGTGAATCGGGACGAGAAATGCTTGGTTATTTGCCAACGTATTACGAGAACTCTCGTGTGATGCGCTCTCATTTAGATGGCGTGGGGATGGAGTTAGATAAGCTGAGTGAAGCGCTCCACGAGACGTTAGATCAGTTTTTTGTGCAGACCGCAACATGGGGATTAGTACATTGGGAAAATGAGCTAGGTATTTATAGCGATCCTAGTAAACCTATTTCACAGCGTAGAGCGGTGGTAGAGTCAAAGCTTCGCGGCAGTGGCAGCTTCTCAGGTCGTCTTGTCCAAAATGTAGCCGAAGCTTATTACGTGGGTAATGTGGATGTCACCTTTCAGCCAGCGGAGTGGAGCTTTACGATTTATTTTAAAGATACGATTGGTGTGCCTCCTAACTTGGATGATATTAAAGCGATGATTGAGGAAATTAAACCAGCCCATTTGATCGCTGAATATTCCTTTAATTATTTACGTCTTAGCGACATTCATGAGGTGATGACATTGGAACAAATGCAAGCTGAGCCACTAGGTAACTTTGACGGAAGGAGTGAGGTATAGTGAGCAGTAAAACTAAAAATTTAGGTCTACTCAAAAAAGATCCTATCTTGGACAAAAACGATACGTTTAACATCCAGACGATGCTAAATGACAACTGGGACAAACTAGACGGTGCGGTTGGAGGTGGCTTCCAGCAAGCCAAAGCTTATACGGATGAGCAAATTAGCTTAGTCACCGCAACAGGAATTCCTAAGCTAGTGAGCTATCCTTTGCAGGTGACTGCGACAGAGGACAAACAAACGACCTTTGAAATTCCGTTGGACACGTTTGAGGTGGCTACGGATACGCTGATCGTGGTGATTAACCGAGCGTTTTTGGATGCGAGTCAGTATACGGTGAAGGGTGCAGTTCGAGATGATGCTGGTTCGCTTGTGAAGCGTGCGGAGCTGGTGCTGACTAAAGGGATTGCCGAAGGATCGGAGCTATCGCTGCTTGTTATGAAAAATGTACCCATCGGGGAAGATGGGGCGATTAATGGGGCGGTGTTGGCGGTGGATAGCATACCTATTAGTCGGATTAAAGATTTAGATAGAATTGTTAATCAACAAAGTAATTGGGGGGCATTATAAATGGCTGAAGTGAGTAAGAGATTTGCGAAAGGGCACATTGTAGGTTCAGGGACTATATCTGATAATGTAGTAGCTTATACTGTTCCAGAGAATAAAAATTCCTTTGTTAAGGCCATTACATTGTGTAACCCTAGAAGTGCACTTAATGTTCGAGTCACAGTAAAGTTTGCTGGAATTTCTTTGATTTCTTATTACGAGATAAAACCAAGCGATACAATAACAATTCCATTTATAGATCAAATCTTAGAGGCAGGGGAAACAATAGAAATATTGATACAAGGAACAACACAATTTGAATTAAATTATTATATTTCAGGTCGTGAGGTGGATGCATAATGCCACTATTAGATAATTATAGATTAGCTAATTATAGACTAGGGCTAAAAAAACATTTAGTCGGGAATGAAATTTCTGAAAAGGAATTACAGCTT